CGGCACAGGAATCCGGATCCATGGTGGACCAGGTATTGCTACCCTCTGTTGACTAGACAGATCACCCATTATTGGCTCTGATTGGACTAGCGATAGTTGTCATCTACCGGCGAGTTGCGGCCTCAACGCTTGAGACTTCGCTGAAGGACGTGTTGACTTCCCTTATTTGCGCATGCATGCTTTACTGAAAGCGGTATTACGTGATACTAGGATCCCAGGCCTCTGCTGGGTAGTTCAACCACCTCCCTACTACAGGAGGGCGCCGTCAGATGTTCGTGGAACATGGGACGCGGTCGTGATTCGCCTCGGCGGATCAACACGCTCGACAGTTACTTAGGTCGAGATTTGGCTCTTGTCTGTGCCTCAGAGACGCCAGATTGCCATTTGGTATTCACAATTTGAAACCCTGTCAGTCTACCCGTAGGGACGACAGCTGGTACCGTGATCATATACCGCAGAGTGCTCAGGGTGCACTCAACCCTACGACATCTTTCCCTGTCATTCTGGGGTCGCGTTCTTTTGATATGCCGACGAGTGTGACTTAACTCGTTTAGGACGTCATGGAGACGTGGCGCGATCAGACTGATCCATTGGGAATCTGGACCATCGTGGAGAGGATCTTGGTGAGAGCACCAACGATCGTAGAGGAGACGGTCAATGAACCAACTTGCGCAGTCGCAACGAAGGTAGAGATCGTCCCTGGATTGGTAGTAGCACCGGTCACCGTGTTCTGTAGGGTCAGACCCACAAGCGTACCGAATGCAACAGTGGTGGAGCTCGTACCGACGGTTGCCGCATACGAGAATTGATACTCCGCCCCAACAATGAGATTCTGGAAGCTGACCACATTGGCTGCAACTCCGGAAATCAATGTCCCTGCAATGGTCGGCGTGGTGCCGTACAACAAAGCAGTGACAGCGCCAGTTCCTGCGCTGTTGGAGATCGTTCCCACCCCGGCCACCGCTCCCGCGGGTGGCAGTTGAGGCGTGAAGAGATCCACTTCATACTCAATCCAAAGCTTTCCCCAGCTGACGGCTGTGCCGTCAACGGTGCCGACATACAAGTTTCCGCTATCGTAAAGCTTGATGTCCTGGTTGGCACTCAACCCCGAAGTTCGGATGAACTTTCGAGGGCCGAGGTCGTGCATGGCGCTGGTGCGCACTGGGAGACAGATGTCCTTCCAAGGAGCATCCTCTTGCACAGCTTCATACGTCGTCATGATCTGCTCAGAAACAGGAGCAGCATCAGATGCGTCGGGATCGTGAGCCATGATCACCGACCCTGGGATGTTACTTCCCGTACGGGTATAGTAACAAAAGCGCAGTTTCCGAAAACGGTACGCCTCCCAGTTCTGGGCAATGCCCGACAGCCATGGAAACGAGGCTGCCAGTCCGGGGTTCACCGCATAGGTGTTGGCAATAGTGAAGGCTACCGAGCCAGTCACATTCCCAAGGAACTCCCGATGAGCGATGAAACATGAGTCCTTCGACTGCATGACCTTCGCCGCCTTGCCGGCCTGCCCGGTGGCGTACGCCGCCGCGACAGAATCCTGCTTGGGTCCACGCGTCCGTTGCCTCTTAGGCGGACCCTGTGAAGGGTTGGACGGAGCGTCTTTTCGCTTGTTTGGCCGATTCTTTCCTTTAGCCTTGCCCTGGCTCTGGTTCGATGAACGGTTTGAATTCATCTGCGTTGTGGTTACAGTTCGTTGTATGCCCTCCCTCACGAACTAAGAGGGACTGTTCATCCAACAGTACAGCATCACGCGTAGCGCGCAGTGTGGTCCTAGCTTATCTGGACTGAAAGCAGGGTGACAAGCCCCACACACTTCAAACCCCCTCTAGCACCTTAGAGATGCCTGATGGGCCGGATGGCCTTCATTCAGAGGAGTTGATGCTGCCTTCCCGTGCAGTCTCTTGACTATTTCAGCCTCTTGGTAGGCTTCCGGTGCCATAGGACACCTTAGTACCGAATTTTACCTCTGGGCTCTCGCCGCAGGAACGGTTTTGGGAAGTTTATGCTGTTGAACGGCATAGGTCCTCAGGCGGGCGCTACCCGCGCCCGAGGCCAGTTCTCTTTTACGTCTGTATACCTCAAGACGTTGGCCTCCCATCCTCATCAGCAGACAGTAACAGACTGTTGCTCGAGGATGTCATTGGACTCTAGTTGAGCCATGAACCAATCACGGCGAGTGCGCTTCTCAAAGGCATTCGCGACAGGTGGGCGGTGGACGTAAGGTACTCCACTTCGCTGAGCGGCACTCAAGGTCAAGCCGAACCGCATTGAAGCGTTCGAAGCCAGATCGAGCCCGACAAACTTTGAACGGCGTTCCAACGACCGTAGTTTGCCCGCAATGACATTGACCTTCTCAGGTTTGTCATCCACATTGTACTTCCCCTCTTCATCGAGTGAGAACGTGATCCCTGCCAACCACGGCGCCCGCAGAGGTTGCGGTGCCTCCGGTAATGTGCCAAAGTGCTCTGAATTCAAAGGATACTGATCCAGAGTTGCAAACGGGTTCGAAACCATCATCTGCTTTGCAAGAGCCCGCTGTGCGATTGTTATCTTCGTACTAGCGAACCCTTCTACCGGGTTGACCCCCATGCCACCAAGGCTTTCGGGGAGGAACAAGTTGCGACCAACGCATTCCTTGTTCAGTTCAGACTTGTGACGGCTGATGTACATCGCCAACAAGTCGGCCGCCTTTCCAGGGAGCGCGCCTTGAACCAATCGATTGATCGTTGAACTGTAAGACTTTTCAACATCGTGATCATCTCCACCAAGGACTTTGTTCTGTCCGAAGTAAAGCCCTGTATTCAAGAACGGAATACTGTAGGGCGTGGAGCTCCGCGAAGCGAAGGACTTGAATTCCGACCACACAGGTGTAGGAACTCCCTTATCGCGACGCATACCAGTAAGACGCACGTGAGTCGTCGTTTTCAACTGGTTGAGATCGAAATGGTAGCACGCCGAATTGGCGTTGGCATAGACAGGATGATGGTACGCCTTGCCGGGACTCATAGTCAGACCGACGCGTAGGCCATTCTGCACATGTACCTTCCAGAGTGAAGCAGGCGCGACATAGAGCATATCATCGCCGTTGACCAACACTCCTTTCAACTTATCGCTTAGGGAACGCGAGTCCTCCTGAATTGTCGTCAGGTAAAGTCCTAGATTTGCTAGGCAAAGGATTGGGAACGAAAGGATCGAACCCATGAGTTGACCATTGACTTGTTGAACAGCCGGAACGGCCGAGTCAAATGGAAAAGGATACTTGCAAAAGTGCGGTGCCAGCACGGCACGCCACACGTTCTGCATAGCAAGATCCTGACCTTCAACTAGATAGTTGAGGATGGAGGCTGACAACCTCGCCGACAATCGGTCAGTTGCCGCGGAGTAATCAATCGAGAACCACTCGAGTTGACCCGTGCCAGTCTGAACAGGGTTCAGCGCGAGATCTACCAGATCGACCGCACCTAATGGAGCCCCTATTAGACGAAAACAGTCCATTTCCCGCATCACACCGTGTAAAGCTTTTTGGAGCCTCTTACTGATGTAATACGGGGCCGCGTTTCCCTTGGAAATAACGCGAACTTTCAATGGTTCAAGAACGGCCTGGATGGTCGCTTGAAGTGTCCTCTGCTCTTTAGCAAAGTAGACACACGTCTTCCTGAGACTGTCGTACCAAGACTTCTCCCCTTCGGGGTATCCGTATTCCTCGATGACGACGTTCAGTTGAACACGACCGCTGATGACAACTCTAGGATAGAAAGTCATACGGATGAGGTCGGGATCTCTCCTCGAACCCACCTTATTCAGCGGATTGCATTGATATAACTCTGGCACCTTGCGAATCAATGCACCGAGCTGCCCTCCGGCAGCTCGGCTTTTCTCAAATGACGCCTTAGTTGACGCCACATGTTGAGTTTCCCCCGGTTGCAGCCAATCTGCGTCCCGGCCAGCAGTGGAGTATTCCTGCTGAAGACCCCGTTTGATCTTATCGAGAACGGGTTTCAACTCCTTCATACACCGATC